CGTTGTTACTTCGCCCCCCCTAAAATTTCTAACCGTTTTGCAATCCGCTGCAACATATACTTAGCTGATCCGAGTAACGTACTCTCTAAAAATTTTGCTTGCCCTGCTTTATGATGCACATCTAACCGTTCATGCACCGCCACGGCATACGGGGCAGCAGGACCACCCACTTTAATTTCTACGCTTACTTCATCCCCCTTATACGAGGGAAAACTGGTTTCATGACTATTCCGCAATGTACCAAATTCCACAGGAGTCCGGGCCATTGATTCTTTTTGTTCGATCAGGGCTTCTTCATATAACGCCCGCCCCACGTTACGCGGTAACTTTCCTTCTATTTTTTTTAAGGTGCCTAAGACTTCTGGCACACCTTTTAATTCAAAACTTTTAGCCAAGTTCAACCTCCACAAGAAATTCCGCATTCGTTGTGGGGTCAACCGGGCCTGTAATCCTGACAATTGGCATTTCCGATCCATCTGGTAACGTAATTAAATCCTGTTCCCCAACTGTCACAGGGCCAACAAATAACACCCGCGCTAATGAAAGTTTTTCTTCCCCAAGTTCATTCCGTACGAATTTTTGCCGCCGTTCTACAATCGCTTGCCGTACTACTCCCGTGGCATACGTCGGTTTTCCATACCCATCATCACTGGCATACGCTTTATGCGTAATGGATGCCTGTAACGAGTCTGTGAGGCTATTGGCTAACGCCACACCACTCTGCACAATCGTGGCAAAACTCATGAAGCCCGTACCAAACTGCGGGTAGATGATAACCGCCCGCGCACAGAACTAAACCAATCCTGGGGAATCATCAGATACACCGCATCCGGTACCACTTTGTTATATTGATCCGCCGTAAATTGGAGAAAAACCGATCCCGCTTTAATCGAAGAAATCCCCTGACTTTCCACATCATTATCTTCACTGCGGTTAGCAAGAATTAGTTGGCGGGCATATTCCGCTTGGGCATCTTTTACTTCCTGCGGCACTGTATCTGAATCCAGTACCACATCAATACGTTCTAACAGTCCCGTACGCGGCCAGCCTATCGCTTGCGTAGTGGTTGTGGCGTAGCCCGTCCATGTAAACAAGGCTTCCATCAGTTTTGTAGCCCACAATAACGCTCGTATTTTTTCGTTTTCAGAGGCATCAGCCCATGTGGTAGACGCGGCTGGCCGATTATCGTGATACTGATCTGCTTCGGCCAATGTGCAATAACTATTAGCTGTGGCACTTTTCGCCGTTGCAACAAGTGTGGAGGTACCCATCAGTTAATACACACAGAAACATCTAACGTGGATTCCCCAAGATACGTCCCGGCTACCACTGTTTTTACTCGTAACCGATCCCCGATCAATCCATCCAAGATCGTATTGTCACTTAACGATCCATCTGTGGGGGTAACGTTAGCGGCTAAGGCAATAGAGGGGCGTACTCCACTGACCCGTGTGGCTGTGGTAGTGGCAAAAGCAAACTGCACAATATCAATCCATGTTGATCCGTTATCCACCGAGGTTTGTAAAAAGACATCTGTCGTAGTGCCCCCGGAACCGCGCACAAACACCGACTGGCAAATAATGTTTGTCACACCCATCGGGATCGACGTTTCCCCACTGATATACGTACCCGCCGCCGCTTGTGTAAGAGGAAGTGATTGCAACTTTACGCTGCGTTTCGGAAAAACTGCCATGTTATTTTTTCACCCCTATTTTTTTCTTGCTAGGGCGTTTAGGTTTTGGTGCAGAAGGCCGCGTGTATACCGCTGGATCAAAATCTGACGCATTGATCACCGCGTTTGATCCATCCTTAAGTGTTACTGTCATGGTTTGAACAATCGCCATACCTCACCCGCTTTCTCCCCGTACAGGTGTACCCCGCTGAGACAGGGGTACACCTGACAGGCGATCTGTTCCAATTAACCCGCGATGATGACGCCAAGTTCTGGCCGAATAACCGCACCACCATACAGAGCATCGAAACTCCATTGGTACTGCTTGTACTGTCTGGTTATCTCTAATCGGAGAGCCAACCCAGAATCTTCATCAACAGCGGTCGCTGACATACTGCCACCAGAAAACTGCTCTGTTTCCATCAGCGGAGCCATCGCAAAACCGATAAGATCCCGATGAAGAAGAATGTTTTCCACATACGATCCCTTAAACGTCAGGGCCGCATTGTCAGCATAGGCATACTGGATCGCCGGAGTCATGGTGATCACGGTTGAAGTCGCTGATGACACTTGGTACGTCTGTGTGCTACCTGCAACACTAAAAATATCACCTTCAACCGGCGCACCTGATCCGGTGTCCACGGTCAGGGTTGTATCCCCAACTGCCACACTCGCATCATTCACCAACCATCCTGTGGGGCTATTGGTTTCGGTATGTGTTGCGACGTTTTGAGACATCACCCACCGGGCACCTAACTTGTACCCAATTTCACCTTCCACCACGGTTTCCTTACTGCCCGAAGCGGAGGCATCCAAAAATGCTGTAAGTTGCAGCGCATTAGCTTCCGCATCGGCATCAAGGATGACGTGACGATTATCCATCGGCATCAGTTGATTGTTGGCAATCGCCCGTGCGTCAAGATATTGTGAAACATTTGACGCAAACGGTGTGGTGCCAGCGGTGCCCGTGTACCCATACACGCCAGCCGTGGTATCAATCAATGACCACAGATAATCATCCACGGTGTTTGCCAAACTCTTGACCGCTTCAGACATCTGCATAGGAATGATGCCACGCTGCACCTGGCTGATCGCTTGATCAGACATGGCAAAGGGGGCTTCTTTCCACTGGTCGAGTGTGATCGCTACGCTGGTGGGCGTCACCGCTGTCACAGCCGGGGGCACCACATCAGCCGTGACGCTGCGGGTGGTAATCGCAGACGGCACCGCAACGTTGACCGTTGATCCTTGCCGCGCAGCGGGGCCAATCCGATCTTCGTACGAACGATTAACGATCCGAGGTAATACGACTTGTTGCCGCAGGGCATCCAGGCCCATAGCTACAGCCGTCTGAACAATATTGGTTGTGACTAGTGTTCCAGCCATATCAGTACAACTCCTAAGCTAACTTAATAAGTGATTCAGTCAGCTTCCCCGAAGCTGCACACGCTACGCCCCGCGTAGCTGTTCAGATGATGGCCCCACCCCGTGATTCCAACTCTGCTGGCTTGTGTGTTACTCGTTCACGATCATTACTTTCCCCTCACGGATATCCTTGGCGTGTTCCCCCAGTTGGTGGGGCGTCGGGTTCCGTAATTGCCGCACTCCCGCCGGGATGGTGCCAACCGGATGCCCTTCCCGATTGTGGGCACCCCCGCCGTTACTACTCCCAAAGGCAAACGCAATTTCTTTGGTTTGCTTGGTCATCCATTCCCCTAACCCCATCGGCTCACCAGGGTTATCTACACTATAGATCCCTTCGCGGGCTACCAGTTGATTGCCATCCATTTTAAATACATCATTGGCACGGCTGACTACAAAATCAACTGCCGCATCTTGACCCCCAGCCGCTTTAAATTGGTTTAACACTTCGTTCTTCATCGCCGCAGCGGACACTTTTTGATCCGCTTCCTGGCGGGCTGTTTTTTCTTCGGTCAGTAATTGCCGCAAGGGTTCTAATTCCGAGGTTTTAAATTGAAGTAAAGCATTCTTTACCTGTTCATCTACATCACTGGCTTTTCGTACTCCCTTTTTCGAGAGTTCCGCCACTTGTGCTAACGCTTCCCGTGCCGCCGTGGGGTCAAGATCCCTATAGTTATCAAGTTGTTTGACGGCTTCCTGCTGGGCTTCTATCTCCGCTTTAAGTTTCACATTGTTATCTCGGAACTCTGCTACTTTGTTCACTTGTTCTGCATGAGTTTCGCGGGGCACAAAGCCTTGAGGATCACCGTCCATTTGTAAAATAAATTTATCACCCTCACCAACGTAGTGCTGACGCAAATCTTCAGAGACTTGATCCAAACTATCGATCACGGGCTTTAATGACATAAATAACGCTCCCCCACTGTAGGATATTTTTTTATTTCTAGCAACTAAAAACTGTGGGGGTAAGTATATAACAACTACTCCAGGCACAAATATCCCATATTACCCCTAATATTTTTTGCCCAATAAACCCCAGAAACATTGGGGTTTTTTATTTATCTAAAAATAATTAGAAATAAACCTTGCTTTCTTCTCAGAAGTCTCTATAATGGTTTACATGATGTTGAACGCAACAACAACCGGAGACAAGAAGATGATAGACGATACAAGGCCATCCCATTGGGGGCGGTACGATATGGAGAAACGGCAGCAGTTCAAAAACGAACAAGAGAAATGGAACAAAAGACCTGAAGCCGAAGCTGTGCGACTGCTTGAGGAAAAAACTCAAGAGCAGATGGTTGCAAATTTTAGCCTTGCACCGAAGGTAACGAGTAACGAAATAATTGCTGCCGTTAAGTGCCATGAGGAGCAACGTTCTTTGCTTGGTCATCTTAAAGACAACGCTTATTACCCGTACTACTGCAAAAGTGAGTGTGAACGTTGCACAAAAGCAAAGAACACTCTGCATCCCAACGTGCTGGCCCTTATTGATGTGGAAGTGTGGAAGCGGGATGCAGCGTGGATGTTATCCACCAAAAACAAAAGCATGAAAGATCACCCAAGTTTCAAATAACACCCAGGATCAAGGGCCAGCAAGTTGCTGGCCTTTTTTTTTGCTTACGAAGCGGGGTGCAGCAGGGATTCTTTGACAATTGTCACGCGGGGCACGGTCAGCCGTTCCGCCGTATTGCCATCCCCGTCAATCGACTGCGCCACGGTCAGGGTGTCTGCCGTCTTTTCCACCAGGAAGCCCACAGACCGCACATGGGCCACGCTCAGGGCCGCTTCTTCCTTCGTAGCCCAGGAACCCTCGGCACAGGAATCAATCCATTCAATTTCAACGAGCGGAAACATAGGCCGATCCCAGGGCATGGGTCAGGGGGTCACATTCGATCCCGATAAAGTTCCGGTGCTGCTGCTGTGCCACGCGGCCCACGGTGCCAATCCCGGCGAAGGGGTCAAGCACCGTGTGACCAGGGCGAGTGGAGAGGGCGAGACACCGGGCCACCAGTGCTTCTGGCAGGGCGGCATAGGTATCGGTGATGGTCTGCATGGCAGGAATGGGCCACACGCTGTGGGTATCGCGCATCCCGTGCGGGGTGCGATGAAACCGGAAGATCGGGGTGTGCCCGTGTTGGTGTGCCCAGACCACATCCTGCACCAGCAGCCAGCCCCGTGCCCGGAAGCCCGCAGCCACTTCCCAGGGAATGCCCAGCGCACCGCCCAGGATGAGCCAGAACGTGCCGTGGGGGGTCAGGGGAAGGGGTAAGGTCACCAGAGCCTCTACGTAGTCCTGTGGGCGGGATTCTCCGCCCAGCCCGGTGCCCCGCCCAGACCAGTAGGGCGGTGACGTAATAATGGCATCCACCGGGGGCAGCGTCGGCAGCACCGTGCGGCAGTCACCGTGCAGGAACATAGGTGGTCGCATCCTGAATAACAAAGATGGTGCCAAAGATCCGATCTTTGAGCGTAATACCCTCTGGGGTCACGTTCAGCACCTCAAACCGCCGCATGGGGTGATCGCGTTTACAGATGATGCGGCCAATGTCCTGTTCAGTCAGTGTCATCCCGCCCCCAGCCTTTGACCACGGTGCCCGTGTCAGATCGTACCGAAATCCGCCGATAGCCAATCGCTTGCATGGCTTGGGCAATGATACGTGATCCGCCCGCCGTGCGGCGTTCGACCGGCACCGCCAGAAATGTCCAGATGTCTTCCGGGGTGAGTCTGATCCCCACTGCCTTATCTTTATATTCTTCCGATAACGATTCTGCCCAGGGATGATCATAGACCCGCTTCTGCTGTTGTTCCGCAGCCAGGGCATAGAGCGAGGGATCAAGACGGATTGAAACCTGTTGGGATTCCTGGTGGACGGCTTCTGCCCAGAGGTGATCCCGGTGTTGCTGAATCCAGGGAATATCAAACCGGTCTACTCGCAGCGGCCAGAAGCGGCGGTTGCCGGTTTGGTCACTCAGGTACGTGTAGCTGTTAGTGGTACCAATCAGGACAAATTGCCGGGGGGCTTCCACCGGAAGGCGGGCGTAGGCCATCCGTACAGGGCCATCCACCTGGCGGCTCAGTAAGCCCTTCAGGTGTTCCACCTGACTACTTCGCATCCCACTCAGATCACTGGCTTCCACGATCCACTTCCCCGCCGTGCGTTCAATAATTTCCTTGCTGGGCACATTCAGGGGCAGGTCATCTGAAAACCACAGCGGATCAGGGCACAGCGTGCGGAGGGCCGTGGATTTCAGTAAGCCTTGTTCCCCGGATTCCAGTACCAGCATTTCATCAAACTTGCAGCCCGGTTGTAACACGCGGCGTACAGCAGCCACTAACACAATGGCAGAAATGGCACGGGTGTAGAGTGTGTCCGGGGCATTCGCGCACGTAATCAGCCAGGAGTCCAAGCGGGGCACGCCATCCCAGGTCAGGGCCAACAGATAATCTCTGACGGGATGGTAGGAAATTTCCCGCGCACGGCTTTTCAGCACATCAAAAAAGAGATCCTTCGTAGGCCGAAAGCGTTCATGGCGGTCGAGGTCTAACCACAAATCGGTACACACATCATCATCCAGTAGCCCGCTAAATTCGTTATAGACAATAAACGGTTTTTTGGCAAAGGTGTCATAGCGCAACGTCACTTTCAGTTTATCCAGAGCCAGGGAAATGTTGCCGATGTTATTTCGGTCAGGCACATTCCTGGTATTCAATACATACGCGGTGGGGTGGGCCGGTTCTCCCCACAGTGTCGTAAGCGTACTGGCTAGGGCACCAGAAGATAATCCCTCCAGGGCCGTGGCTCCGGTAAACGGATCATCAGCATCGTGAGCAAACGTGGTATGGATTTCTGTTAGTCGATCATTGAGGTTGCCGTCATGTGCCCACTCTGCCGCGTAGGTCAGCAGGGTGCTGCATTCCGATTCCGTTAATCCCCGCCGCCGCAGCGTACCCGCTAGGGCTAAACACCACTCATGCCGTGATCCGCTGGGGTTGTAGTGCCGCGCAATCACGGCGGCAGTAGCCACCAGTTTAACGGCCCGCGTTAACTCCTCTGTGGACACCGTGGCGGGCGTGCCCAGGTTTTCCCCATCCCAGGTGAGGGGTTCCCCATCCGGGTGCTGTGACGGCGGAGCCATGTCCTGGTGTTGGCTCCGAATTTCGATCAAGGTGCTGCGATCATCCCGATCTTTAAAGGCCAGTGTTTTGGGAAAGTCTGATCGGTAAATGCGTTTGCTGCGGGGCTTGCTGGGCCGTCCATAGATGCACGTAGTGTCTGGCAGGAAGGCATCACTGAAGGCCACGGCTTCCGGGCAATCCACATCGACAAACACCAGGCCGTGGGTAGACCGTAGGCCGATGTTGTCGGAGGGATCAAAATCATCGGCGTGGAATTTCAGTTGCATCCAGCCGGTGTGGGTGACCCGTTTGGTGCCAGGGGCCAGCGGCACCACTTCCCAGCCGTGATCAAGATAGAGTTGTGCCCATTCCTGAATCGTCATGCGGCCAGCCACGCTTTCCCGCAGACGGCACACACCTGATGGGGCGGTAGATGATCGATGAGGGTGGGATCGTCATTCCCGCAATGCGGGCAGCGGGGATCAGTTTGCGGTACCAACATACAGCCACCCAAAAAAGTTACAGCCCAGAATGGTGGCAAACGTCAGTAAGCCGTAGCGTGCATGAGGGTGGGCGTGGGGCCAGAGGCTGGCAAGAAAGGCCAGCATCGTGCCATTCACGGCCACCAGTACCCACAAGATCGAGGTATGCATCAGAGTGTCTCCCGGTGTTGTTTATTGAGCATAAAAAGAATGCGGTTTAAATTTTCTTTTGAAAAAGACGCGGTGGGTAATTCATCCAGGGGGCGTGCCCATTTATCATCAGCCAGCACACACTTCACATAGGTTCCTTCCCGAATAAAGATCCAAGCCCCGGCACAGGTCACCTGGTCTGGGGTCACGGGGCGATTCCAGATCAGGGAAATCCATGCGGCTACTTCTGTTGCATCGTGCGCCATTTGCGTAACCGTTTGATCAGCCCTTCAGTGGATGCCGAGTTAAACGGAGAAATGGCAAAAGGCACATCATGCCATAGTGCCGCATCATCCCCAAACAAAATACACCGCACCGCAGAAGAAGTAGCCGGGTTGTAATAAAACACCCAGCCGTTCCGTACGCGTACATGCGCGTTGGAGAGAGGCACCCCCCACATCCGGTGTACCCAGCGTGCCGCGTGCCGCCGCGTTAACATCGGCGTGCTGCCTCCCGTAAGATGAGGCGGCACACTTCCCGCCGCAGTCGGTGCATCCGTTGCACACCTTTTTCACAAATGGGATCACCCCCACAAATCAACAACAAATGAGTACGGTGTGGTTCACGCATCAAAACACTCGCGGCGAGTTCCCGCAACGGCACCCGCTGGATGTCAGCATACGTAATCAGCCCCCGTGCTTCATTCTCAGCATTGCACGGGGTACGACTCGCAGACCGACACGCCCAGCGGATATCATCAAGAGAAAAATCCCCGGCAGGAATGCCCCCCTTCACTCAGTTTCTAGCACAGGGGTGGGGGTGACGTTTTTGGTTTTCAGGGAGTCATGCGCTGCCGCAAACGGGGCCACGCTGCCTTCAGCAATAAAGCCCGCATTGCGAAACCGCCAGGTCATGTAGGTGCCCTGCGGAGAGGTTTTCTGCACGGCTTCCGCCGTGTAGATGCCGGTGTAAATGGCCGTGCCCCGCATCCGGGCCAAACCGTTCAGGCTTTTAGCCGCCCGCACGCCAGACCGGGCGAGGCTCATGGCGATCATTTCTTCTTCTGGGGTGCCGGGGTGCAGCATCAGCACGTAATCATAAAACCGCGTGGCTTGTGGTGCGGCCCCATCCTCTCCAAACAACATGCGAGGGTCATCCAGGGGCACGTTCATATCCAACACCCCGCCCCCCTGCTCCATCGGAGCAAACTCGATCCCGCGTGGTGCATAGGCACACAGGATCGAAAACGGCACCGGGCCATTGCCGTAGTTCTGGCTACTAACTGAGTTAAAAAAGTTTCCGACCTGCAAGCCTTCAATATAATCTGGCGAAGTGGCATTGACCTGATCCGACATGGCCTGGGCCAGTGTCAGCCGGGGCAGGGCTACATCATCAGAAGTCAGGTGTTCAGTGCCAATGCCCGTCTGTTCCAGATAGCTTGGCACTGTTAACGCGGTATCACTGATGGGGGCCAGGGCGGTGTTAGTTTTCGGTGTGCGTTTCCTTCGTACGGTTTTTTTCTTCATTCACAATCTCCCTATTAAGAGTTACATCATGTGTCGCTAAAATTCCTGCAATGTATCCCAGCATCACCCCGGCCATCGGCGTGAACAGCGCAATGTGGTACGCCACACTTTGTTGCTGCCCCCAGGTGGTAATAAACAACCCCACCATGGCCAGCAAGGGGGCGGTAATCGATCCAAACGTCATGCACGGCCCTTCCGCAGCACCACGGTTGTTTGCTTATACGTTTCAATCCCGTCCGGTTCTGGCAAGCCGTCAACCAGCCGATCACTGACCAGTTGGTTTGTGGTTTGCCAAGGCAGGGTCAGTGATTCTTCCAGGCCGTTAGTAATGCACCACTGCCGAAACTTCATACGATCCTGCACGCGGGCATACGGTTTAATTTGCGTGCTGACGGTTTCCCCGCTTTCAAGTTTCAATTGGGTCATGCCTTGATCGTCAAAGCGATCACACAGCAATTGTTCCGCTGCCGTCAGGCGCAGTTGCACATCCGCAAGCTGTTCTTTGAGGGCCGCTTTTTCCTGGCGGATGGCTACGATGTTTTTAGCAAGATCCGCTTCCGTTTGTGGCGTAGCGATCAACGCACGCTTCACGGTATTTACCTGTTCCTGATAGCCCGATTCTTCAGGCTTCGGAGCCAGGTGACTGGCTACGCTGGTGTATTTTCCCACGTTCCTAAGTTCTCCAACACTGCGGTGATGCGCGGCTGATCAGTTTCGCAACAGGCATCACGGGCGGTAGTAAGTATCTCAAGTAAGGCGTGATGGTTTTCTGCAATCCGGGTATTACTCCGTAAAATTTCTTCGGCCACCACGCTGCTATACGCGGAGAGGAGTACGGCTTTTATTTGTTCCCCGTACGGAGTAGGGGCAGCAAGTAAAAGGGTGTTTAGATCAGCACGGGTAAACCAATCTTCAGCCCGTTCCTGTAACACGGGCACCGTAGTGGAATCAAACAAGTTAGGCATGTAGTGCCCCGTTTCCTCCATCGCACGGGGCCACGCGACTGATGACTACACACGCGGCGGAGACAAAAACGCCAGGGCGTAGTGGAGAACGCAAAAATGATAAGGGAAAAATCTGTAGGCTTTGGGCCATACGTCTTGACCTTTCTATAAGCAATGCAGTTACTTCCACTACATTGGTTACCGTGGTGTAACTCTACAGACTTACGCGGCCCCCGTCAAGGAATCACAGCGGCAAAAAAAAGGGGCCGTGAAGCCCCCTGGGAGGAATTAGCTGGATTTCCTTGAATCGTAAAGTTCCTGGCCGATAGTGATATACGCGGAAAGTATGCCCTTTAACTCAGTAGCGTTGCCGTATGTGCAATAGCGTGTGTGTTCTGCATGTTCGCGCACAGAATTGTTGTAAAGGTAGCTTGAGCGATAGAACCTGGTACCCTTTTCGTTGATGGCTTTTAGCTCTTGGACATATTCTCTGATCGTGTTGCGTTGCAGTCTGCCATCACGTTCCTCGCGTTCTTCAAAAGTTCTTGGTGTGAGGGCATCAAATTTTTTTGCAAGGCGTGTGATTTCTTTGACTGCGTCACCTTTTCGGCGGCAGACCACTCGGGGGGAAACCTGCACATTGTTGTTATCTCGGATAACGGCTACCCATCGGCGTTTTTCAGTATCGTAGTTCGTGCCAACATCTTTATTATCCACAACATTCCACTGCGTAAGATGAACCCGAAGGTTCCTACCAGCCAATGCAGGGTTTACACTTTCAAGATTTGTTGCTATCCACCCAGGTATCCTGCGCCCGCTGTGATAATAGTCTGCGCTCATTGGGCTGTTGATCTCAAACTGTAATTTCTTAGCCATCTTTTTGTCTCCGGTTGTTGTTGCGTTCAACATCATGTAAGTAATACTACAGAC